TTCGGGATGCCACGCCAATGCGTGTAAGAGTTTCTCTAACTTTTAGAAAATCATCTGGATCGTTAAGAGTAATCTCCAACATTGAATCGGGAGACCAGTCTACTAAAGTAGCTTCTTCATTCATTTTTTCAACTCACTTTTAATATATTCTATTCACGATTTTATAATACTTCATGATAGTTATATTTATACCAATTAAATTTTCAGCGTTTCTTACCACCTTTGCTTATAGCTGAATAAATCTTTTCTAAGTGGTCTTTATTAATGAGTGAAAGTACTTGGTATGCTTTAGCTTTTGAGTATCCATAGTACTCTTTGATTGCATCAATATCTTTAGACTTATCCTCTTTAGTCCATTTAGAGAAACGCTTTCTTTTACGAACAATTTCAAGATAAAAGTCATATTGCATTCTACTATCTAAATGTGCGTGCTGATTCATTTCATTAGCCATCAAAACAGTATCATTAAAATATGATAAAGAACGATTAATCATAAAAGCATTGTATGACTTTTCATCTAAATCATCTGTCATAATATCGGTCTTGGTAGTGTTTATACTACCAAGATAGTCAAATGGGCTTAGACTCATAATGATTGAGCCAAAGCTTGAATACGCATAACATCTAGAGCAATATCATGTTTTGGATCATGATGAATAAATTTATCACCAACATTGGGTGGCATGAACTTATTGTTCAATGATGATCCCCATGCCATACCATCAATAAGTGAGCGGGTATCACGGATAATCCACCAAGGGTACGGTGTAACGTTATCAGTATCTTTCATGACATAATCAAAGATGATAGGGTCAAACGTATTACCACGGGTATATACTTTCTTAAGATCATCAGGTCTATTTGCAACAAAGAAGTCATATAGCTCAGTAATAGACATATCATCTTCACTAGGTTTCAATTGATATTGAGCTTCTTTTGGCTGTTTTTTCCACCAATCAAGAGTACTTTTTTGAACTGATCGACCATATTCTTTGACCTGCTCATCTACGTTAAATTTAATCATATGACAATTCTTAAGTAGTTCATCATATTCATATGGTTTATCAACAAGTCTTGATTCATCAAATGAAAGCATAGCAAAAGAAATAACTACGCCTTTAATTTGATCTTGAGATAATGTCTCAAAGTCATATACTACAGAATGATTCATCGTTGAAACTCCACATTGGCCATAAGCTCAGTCATACATGCTACCACATTTAATTCATGATCAGCAACAAAAGCTTGTTTATATTGATAGTCTGCAAGAATAAGAACTACTTGAGGGATAGAAGCAGGGACCATATGATTAGACATACGATCATAAATCCCACGAAAAATAGATGAAGCATCGGTGTCAATATTATTAACCACCCAACCCCGCATCTTTTTAAAGTCTTTTTCTTTGATATACTTTAGGAGTGTATCAATTTCATTGCCAGAAGAACTAGAAGCACCGCCGCCACTAAATACACCATCCACAGATCGTCTTTGGAGTTCATTTAAGACCCTCCTCCAATCAGGAGCATGTTTCATAATAAGATCAACTAAATCTTGATGCTCGAATGTAGTATGTTCTTGTTCAAGAATACTACGGGCTCGCTTATAGAATGAAGCAGCAAGTCCAGTTAAGTCTTTCTTTGAAGTATTAAATTCATATACACCACAACGAGAATGAAGTGGTTCAATGATACGATTTTTAAAGTTACATGTTAGAATAAATCTACAATTATTAGAGAACTCTTCAATAAAACCGCGAAGAGCTGGTTGAGTAGATTGTGCATTAAGATAATCAGCCTCATCCAAAATGACTACTTTATAGCCACCTTGTAATGATATTGAAGAGGCAAATTGTTTAATTTTACCACGCAGGGTTTCAATGTTACCTTCTTCAGATCCATTCACTAGTATGTAATCTAGTTCTAAAGAATTACATAGAGCCTTAGCAACAGTGGTTTTGCCAAGACCAGCAGACCCCGAAAATAGCATATTCGGAAGTTCGCCGGTCTTGATAATCTTTTCAAAGTTTGCTTTTAGATCAGCTGGTAGGATAGTATTTTCAATATTTTGTGGACGATATTTTTCAACCCACAGAAATTCATTATCAAGATTCATTATATAGTCTATCCTTATTAAGGTTTATTATTCAGCTTCGGATTCTTCTTGCTTGTATGATTCAACTACTTGTACTGCTTGCGCACATTGATCACGTAGTTGACCAATGGTTGAAAGCTCTTCACCACGAAAACCACCACGTTGAGTAATAGTATCAATGATAGCAATTGAAGATCGTGAGATCTGATTCATAAGGTCATAAGATTTCTTGTGGTCGGCCATAATTATTATTCTCCGTAGGTTGATGTTTTTTCGAGGGCGATCCAGTAATTCATAGAATTAGCTGAGTTAGTGAATTTAGAGATTAGTTTTGAAGAAATTTCAACATCATAATCTCCGGCTAAAACTTTAATATTATTAATATTGAATACAAGTTTATATATACTTGTTGTAGCTTCCACTGGAACAGTAATAGAATACGTATTTGCTGTAGAGTTTTCCGAAGTAGTTACTGTAAGCAATGCTGTTCCATCACCATCGGGTTCAATGATCAATTCATTATGACCAAGTGCTGATGCTGCACGTTTAATACGACCAAGAGTAGTATTATCCAATGCGAATTTAACATCTGCTTCAGGCATTTTGACTTCTTTGGTAACCGTTGTGAGCATATCAGGATCAGAAAAGAAATATTTAATCTTAGATCTACCTGTTGAGTCTGCAATTGAAACGTGATCATTATTGAATTCAAGCTGAGGGTTATCTACCAAACCCAATACTCCAAGGAATTCACTTAGATCATACACACCAAAATCTTGTGGGAAGTTTTCGACTACTTCAGCTTTAGCCAATAGATTTTTAGCTTCTGCGATAGTCTGCAAAGTATTACCCTGTTTGATGACAATATTTGAGTTAATTGCTGAAAAGTTCTTTAAGATTTGTAGAGTGTTTTCAGTTAGTTCCATTATGTATTTCTCCATTGTTCGAATATAAAACTATTATAACATAGTATGTGCGGATTGTAAACAAATTTTATCTTATTTTACTAAAGTTTTTTTCCTTATAGAATTCAAGCTTTTCTTTAAATTTACCATCAAGTATTTCTCCCTTATGCGATATGACAAAAACGTTAGTATCATCATCAAGGGTATGAAGTATTTTCATTAAGTTATCTACCCCATCATGATCAAGTGAGCTGTCAAATGTTTCGTCAAGGATCAAAAGGTTGGTGGCAACAGAGTTCTTCATTTTAGCAATCATTCGCCAAGTAAACAATAAGGCCAAATCAATTCTTTGCTTTTCACCTTCAGAAAATGAATCATATGAAAAGGCATCTCTATGGCGTGATCGTATAGTTTCTTGAAAGCTTTCATCTAAGTTGAAATGTACGAAGAAGTCAAGAACTTGTAAGTATTGATTGACCAATTTGTTAATAACCGGAATATATTGTTTAATGACTTTAGTTTTAATTCCGGTATCTTTTAGCATTTCACCCATAACACTGTTATATGAATATTGCTCATTCAATTCAAAGCGGCTTTCCATATAACTATTGTTGTCATCCTTCATAGTGTTTAACTCAGAATTAGCTGTTGATAGATCCCCTTCTCTAGATGTTAATCTTGTAATATCATTGTTATAGCTAATGATTTGATTTTGATATATTTCTATGTTCTTATTATTAGTATGAACATCTGACTGTTGATTTCTTATGTCGTCATGTATTTTTGTCCACTTGTCCAAGTTTTCAGTTATACCTTCAGCCTGTTCTTGTAAAGAGTCTAAAGTATGCTTAAGGCCTATCGCTTGAGTTTTGAGGTTGTCAATCTTCGCTTGCTTAAACCCCGGTTCAATCTCCTGTGTGCAGGTAGGGCAGTTGTCGTTAACTTTGTAAAATTTCGAATCCCCAACGACATTTTTAATGGCTGATGTCGTTGTAGCCTTATCTGACAGAATGATCTGTTTTTTATTATTGGCTTGCTTGAGTGCGGCTTGACACGCTTCGGCGTTTGCTTCAATAAAACTACAAAGTTTCCCATTAGAAAGTTGTAAATCCGAGATGATCGTTTGTACTTCTCTAATTTTTTCTTCTTTATCATTGATTTCATCCGTATTGATTTGAGTTATATCACGAATATATTTCTTTTGAGATTCAATTTTATTTTTTACAATGTCTAAATTGTAGTTAATTTCTTTAAGCTTTTCCCTAACAATAGCATTCTTTTCTTTGATCAAAAGGTTCATTTTCGAGAATACATTGATATCTAATAGGTCTTCAATAACATCGCGTCTATGCTGAGCTGGTAGTTGCATAAACGGAATGAATGAGCTACTGCCTAGCACAATAATTTGATGAAAAGATTTGTGATTCAGTTTAAGAAGATTCTGCTCAAGGATTTTTTGATATTCTTTAGCATGTGATGATTGATTTAAAAGTTCATCATTGCGCCATATTTCAAAGATCTGTGGCTTAATCCCACGGATTACTTTATATTCAAATTTACCAATAACAAAATCTACCTCAACAACGCAATCTTTATTGTTAATAGTATTGACTAGTTGTGGTTTATTAATATTCCGGTGTGGTTTACCAAATAGTGCAAATGATAGTGCATCAAGCATAGTAGATTTGCCAGCACCATTTTGCCCAACGATTAATGTTGATCCTGTTTTATTTAGATTGATTTCTGTCCAGTGGTTACCAGTCGACAGAAAGTTCTTCCAACGAAGATTTTTGAATATAATCATACTACTTCAAGCGCCTGTGCTTCAATCAAAAGTTTTCTCATATCTACCTTTATGCGGTCTTTATCAAGTTCAGTGTCAACAGATTCAACATAACTATCAAGCAATGTTGAAGTATCTTCAAGGGATATACCCTCATCCTCAACATTTTCACCGATAAACTCATCAAAGTTTTCAGCAATCTTTAGTTCGTGAATCTTCCTATTTTGTATTCTATCAACAAAACGATCGAATGTAAACAGGTCTTGCTTATTTTTTACAACTATTTTTACAAATTTATGATCTAAATGATCAAGGTTCATATCCAAATAATTGTAGTTACTATCATCATAGGTGATACGTTCGTAAATAGTATGGGGGTTTCTAACAGCTTCTATTTCACGAGTGTCAGTATTAATAACATGGAAATATTTATTATCGTGAGCATCATTCCAAAAGAATTCCATTTGTGATCCGAGATACATTACGTTATCTCTTTGAGACTTTGTATGGAAATGCCCTGATAGTACTTTTTCAAATCTGTTAAAAATTGTATGATCCATACCGTGCTGATTAACGATACCAGCCATAAGGTTGAAACCTGATAGCTCTAAATGACCACCAAGCCAATCAGCTCTACAATTCTTAATGAATGACATAGACTCATCATAATTTTCAGCAGTAATCCATGGAAGCAATGCTATTCTCATACCATCATAATCCATTACACTGGGTTTCATTACGATATGGATTTCATTCATAAAGTGACCAAGCAATTCTTTAAGTGAATTTAGATCATTGGTATTCTTGTAATAAGTATCATGATTCCCAGGCATAATATCCATAGCTATGCCAAGGTCTCTGAGCTTGTTTAAAAAGTGCTTCCTATTCGAATTAAGAGCTTTAAAGTTAACAAACTTACGGTGATCATAATAATCACCTAGGTGAAGTATTTGTTTGATGTTATGTTCTTCACAATAAGGGAAGAATGTTTTATCGTAGAAGGTATTTGCGTTATTTAAGAATATGTCTGAGCTATTTCTGATACCACAATGAGTATCATTCAAGACTGCTATTTTCATTTTTTAACATTCCAATCTGATTTTTCTTCAAGAGTGTATTGTACTGCTTGATAGTAATCTTTGTCTTCATCGTTCATATGTCCAGTAAATAAACTAACTTTAGCCATTTGATTTAGTAAATCTGTTTTACCTTCTATTAAGTGATCTTGTCCAGGCGCTTCCATAATATGTTGTATAGCATCCATGTGAAGTTTAATTTTTTCTTGAATCTGACTCATTGTGAGGAGACCTTTCTTCTCTTAATTCACACCCGTCTGGTATATACCTTACAATTGTTGCTTTATTTACTAAGTAATTATCTTCTTCACTTAAAGGAACATATTTACGAGGCTTTGGATTATATTTTTGATTGCTAGGATGATAACATAAAACGCCTTGACCGACTCCAATGGCCCAGACAACATATTTACATCGCCAACAATCTTCTTTCATCATTCTAAAAAGGGTTGAAGATCTGAGTCAACATGGCGCGCTCGCTTCTTCGGCTTATTAGCTTTTGCAAAGGTTTTAATTTCTGTGTCATATGCTTTAACTTTATCAATACGATCTTTTAAAGTATCAACAAAGTGTGTGGCTACCTGAGTTGAGGCATTTTCATCTGAAGAAGTAATAAAAGCCTCGATGCCAGATTGAAGCATATATTTTTCTTTGATCTCTTGTTGTTTCTTTTCTTTAGTGATTCTACGTAAGAATGCAAACCAAATAATTTGAGTAAAATACGCAAAAGCATT